ATGCACACGCCGCGAAGGGCTCTGACCTTCATGGTTTACGCCCCGAGGTTGACGGAGACGACGAAGGCCTGCGGATAGCGCAGCAGCACATCGACCATCCACATTGCGCGGATGCCGACCTGCGCCTGGTTGAAGCGCGTGCCGCCGTTGTCCATCGAGAGCTCCAGCACCCCCCACTCGCCGATCACCAGCTCATCCCAGGAGCCGAAGATCAGGTTCGCAGAGGCGAGCTGCTCGGAGGACATGGCATTGAAGCCAACGACCGAGCCGTTCAGCATGTTGCCTTCCCACAGCGGTGTATCGGTGCTCGAGAACCGCTGCTTCTGCATCAACACTGCCGCGCCGGCCGTGTTCGTCACCCAGCCTGGATTGCCCCGGATCGCATTGGCTGCGCCGGCCGTGGACACGAAAGCCAGGACCTTTGCGTACGTTGCGGCTGCCGCATCCTGACCCGTAGTGACGCCGGTCGTGTTCTTGATGCCCAGAGGTTGCGCGCCGCCGGTGCCGTTGATCGTCGCGGCGTCAACTCCGTCGATCGCCACGTCGGCCGCCAGGTCGGCCATGACGAAGGCTTCGGCCGAAGGCGAGCTCTGCGCGAGCAGTTGCTCCGAAACGTCCGTGATCGCGATACAGGTCTTGGGCGTCATGGACAGCTGACCGAGAGCCTGGTCCGCCGCGGTGACGCTCGTTCCCTCGCCGCCTTGCCAGGTCACCGTGACCTTGCCGGTTTGCCGAGGGAAGGTGACATTGCCCACCAGACCCGAGAGCACCCTCGCCCCCATCGCCATCGCCACGGAGCGGTTGCGCAGGATGTCGATGAAGCCCATGTTGGTGACGTTCACCAGGTAGCCGCCCTTGGCTCCCGGCGTCGTCGCCATTGCACGTACGGCGGCCTCACCGAGCGGGCGCTGGAGGACTTCGGCTGGGATGAGGATGTTCGACGTGAGTGTCCGTCCGATTTTCTTCGCAACGGAGCGCGAGCACTCCATCTCGAAACCGGCTTCCTCGATGAAGCGCGAGTTGTTCCCGCCGAACTTCAGCGCGCGAATCGCCTTGAACAAGCTGTAACGCTGCGTTTCGCTGTGGGACAGCCCGAGTTCAGCGGCGCCCATCGGTTTCAGCTTGCCGCGCTCCTCCAGCACGTTCAGGATGTCCCCGGCAATCAGGGTCAGAGGAGTGCCCTCTTCGATCCAGCGCGCCTCGACGCGCGGATCGATCTTGTTTGCCTTGCACAGATTGATGATTGCCTGGCGGCGCTCCTTCTCCGCTTCGACGGCGCTGATGTTCACGACTGCTGCGGCTGCCGCAGCTGCGGCAGTTGCTTCGGCGGTTTGGGTCGCCGCGGCCCTTACTTCGGTCGTCATGGGTAACTCCTTGGCGGAAACCGCCGGTTGTTGAGACTGCGAAAGTGCTGCCCGGCCCACGCCGACCGTGTGGTCGGCGGGGACCGTCACGAGGGACACCTCGAAAGGTGTCCAGCGGGTGACCGTGTATTCGTCTTCCTCTTCCTTGCCGGTGCGGGTGAGCTTCATCTCGTCGCGGCTGTAGCCCACGGAGACGGAGGCGAGGATGCCGTCCTTGACGTCGCGGAAGACTTCGTCGGCGCGTTCGCTCTTGCCAAAGCGCACCACCGCGCGGCCCTTCTTGTCGTCGTCCACCCGCGCCGACTCGATGACGCCGACCCAGTCGCCGGGGTCGTGGTTGACGAGGATGTTGGCGCGGCCGGACTTGAGGCGGTCCAGGTTGACCGAGCCCTTGGCGTGGGACAGGATCTCCTGCCCGTACCAGCGCAGCACCGGCTCCTCGGAAGAAAACGACAGGTCGACGGTGCGCTGATCTTCCTTGACGCTGGCACGGTCGAAATGCGCTTCGAGGTGATCGCGCCTGGCGAGGATCTCCTCGATGGTGGGTTTCTGCGGATTCGGCATCGGCTACCTCCTGAATGGAAAAACCCGCTGGTTAGCGGGTTTTTCGGTTGAGTCGTCTTCATCGCCGTCCTTGTCGGGCGGGTCGTCGCCTTTCTTCGGCGGCGTGGTGATGGGCGCGGGCTTTTCTTCAGCGACGTAGACTTCGGGCGAGGTGTCGAAGACGAGGTCCTTCTCTTCCATCATCTTCAGCTCGCGCTCGCGCTGGGTAAGCACGTCCTCGATGTCCTGGCCGCCGCCAGTCTGGGCGATGACGTCGGCCACCGTGGTGAAGCCGGCCTTAATCGCTTCCTTGTAGGCGGCGACTTCCTTGGTCGGGTCGATCCAGCTCCAGCCGCGCGGCTTGAACAGCACGGCCTCGAACTTTTTCGGGTCGGTCGCGTATTCCTCGATGCGGATCGCGGGGATCGCGCGGGACAGCACCGCGATCTGCAGCCATTCCTTGTGCAGCGGCAGGCGGAAGTTGCGCAAGAACCACTGCTGCAGCATCTTCCACAGGTCGCGGTCGTCCAGCAGCGCCAGGCGGCTCGATGAGTAGTTCGACTGCGAATAATCGCGCGACAGGCTCTCGTAGCTCGTCCCGACGCCGGCGGCGACCTCGCGCAGCATGTAGCGCATGAACGGGTCGAGCGCGGTGTTGGGGCGGCTCGGGTTGTTGAAGGCCATCTTCTCGCCCGGGTTGAGCTTCACTGTCATGCCCGGCTCGGTGACGACCTCTTTCTCGCCGGCCGGATTCGCCGGATCGGTCGGCTGCGCCAGGGGATTGTCCGGCTCCGGCGTCTCGATGGTGTTGAGGTAGTTCGCCGCACCGCGCGCCGCAACAATTTCAGCTTCCGAATAACCATCCATGTCGTTCAACTTCCGTGCCACCGAGTGCAGCCACGGCACGCCCCGCGTCTGCGGCCAGCGGTCCACCAGGCGCAGGTGCACGATCTGGTCCGCCGGCACGCGCTCCAGCTTGTCGGTCTCGCCCTGGATGGCGCGCAGCTCGCCGGGGTGGCGGGTGCGGATCCAGTAAGCGAGCGGGCGGCCGAAGCGGTCCACCTCGATGCCCATCTTGACCATGGCGCCGGCCGCCGCGGGCCCAGGCGGAACCGGGCTCATGAACTCATCGGCGATGCGCTCGGCCTCGATCAATTCGAGCGCCAGCGGGATCTCGCCGCCGCCGAACTGGCGCGGGTGCTTGCGCACGAACGCTTCACCCGCCTCGAACACCTGGCTCATCACCGCGCGCTCGAAGTCGCAGAAGTGGAGCGTGCCGCCGGTGTGGCAATATTCCGCGCACGCCCAGTCGCGCCAGGCTTCCTCGATCGCGTCGTTGACATCCTCGCGCAGCGTGTCGCGCGAGCTCATCACCTGCGCCTGCATGCCGATGCCGGAGCCGATGACGTTGTTCTGCACGATCACGCTCGCGCGCTTGGCGTAGGCGGCGTCGCGAACCAGCGCCCGGCTGCGGTTGCGGAGCTGGGTGAGGCTCGAAATCAGCTCCGAGTCCGCCGAGGTGGTAGACGTGGCCCAGCCGGCCGTGAGGCGCGAGGCGCGCGCGGCCTGATACATACGAGTCTGCATGCCGGAGTGATGAGTGACGAGTGGCGAGTGACGAGCGGCCGCCTTCTCTTTCCTCGGCGCGCGCACAACCTTGGGCCGGATCACGCGGGCGATGGATTTTCTGAAGTTCTCGAACATGGCTAGATCCGGTTAAAGCGAATACCGACGTTGCGCGGGTTGGGTCCGCCCGCGGCCATCTTCGCCGCGGCGTCTTCGTTGGCGACTTCGGCCTTCAGGCGATCCCGCCAGACGATCATGTCCGGCAGGTCCTGCTTCGTCATGCTGCGCGTGCCGATGGTGTAGGCCTTGACCGCGCCACTGGTGAGTGCCTCGATCGCGGCATCCACCTGGTCGAGACGCCGGCGGGCGTCCGACCGGCCGTCGTAGCCCTGCGCCGCCGTCGCCGGGTTCTGCCGGATCTGGACTTCGCCCTGGTCCTCGCTGCCGGTCAGGGTTTGCCGGGCCCCGGCCTTCTCGACCAGGCGGCTCCAACCATAGGCCCCAGCCGCCCACGTTGCAGTCGTCAACGGCGACGCCTGCACCTGGTAGGTGCCGTCGGCGTTGCCGGATGCCGTGAGGACGACCTGCGCTTGCGCGGGCGCAGTGAAGCGCGGCGTCAGGTAGTACTTCAGCGTCCAGCCGTCGGTCGATGGGTAGTCCGGCACCGTGACTGGGAAGTCCAGCGTGTCGCCGGACGTGTGGATGTACGGGAAGTTCATGCGTCCTCGGTTCCTATGCGTTTTGCCGCGTCATTCGCACTCTCGCTGCCAATGCGATCGTTCTGGTCGTTCGCGCTGCTTGAACCGATGCGCCGGCGCGCACCCCATCCGTACACCGGCGTGACGACCACCGGCAACAGCGTCCCGACTCCCCCCGTTCCCTCTACCCCGCCGAGTGCATCGCCGAGGCCGATGACCAGGGAGAACGTCCCGACCCCGCCCTGGGCTTGCACGCCCGCGAGCTCGACGGCGACTGAGGCCGCGATGCTTCCTGCTGCGCCGCTCGCCCCGTTGCCGGCGATGGCGGCCGATACGCTTGCCACAAGGCTGCCCACCGCCCCCGTGGCCTGCGCCCCGGTGAGCGTCTGAGCGCCGGGAACGTTCACGAAGCCGACTGCGCCCGCTGCCTCGTTGCCCGCAATCGAGCGCGCGATGGAGGCCGTCGCGCTGCCAGCAGCTCCTGTGCCCGCGACCCCGGTGAGCGCAACCTGAATCGAGGTGTGCGGCGAGACCGAGCCGACGGCCCCAGTGCCGGATACTCCGGTCAGCCCTGCCACCACGGCGGCCGTCGCGGCGCCGACGGCACCAGTGCTGGATACCCCCGTCAGCGGCGCTGACGGCGCCGCGGCCTCGAATCCAGCGTAAGCCGCAACGCCGATGCCTATCTGGCCCAGGCGCGTCACGGTCCCGACATCGACCGGCGTGCTGGGCGAGAGGCTTCCAACCGCCCCGGTGCCGCTGACGCCAGTCACGCCCAGCGCGGACACCCCGGCGGAAAGCGATCCTGCGGCTCCCGTGCCTCCAACCCCGGTCAGGGCTACGCTGGATCCGGGAATTTCCAGCTCGGCCCACGACACCCGCATGACCGGGACGGTCGGCGTGAGCGTGCCGACGGCGCCGGTCGCGGCAACCCCGGAGAGTGACCGCGAAACACTCACACCCAGGCTGCCGACCGCCCCGGTGCCGGCAACCCCGCCGACCGCTGCCGCGGTTGATGCGGCAAGCGAGCCGACTGCTCCGGTCCCGACTACCCCGGAGAGCGCGATCTCGCCGCCCTCCGCCGGCACCTCGAGCTCGGCGAATGACACCCGCATGAGCGGAATGCCGAGCGAGCCTGCCGCTCCGGTGGCCGCATTCCCCGACAGCGGGGCAGACGCGCGCGCCGCAGCCGTGCCAACGGCCCCGGCGCCGCTGACGCCAGTCAGGGCAATCGAGTTCCCAACCGCCGGCGAGAGACTCCCGACAGCGGCCGTAGCGGACACCCCGGCGAGCGGTGCCTGGGCGGACGCCGACAGCGACCCGACCGATCCCGTGCCTGAGACGCCCGAGAGCGCGATGACAACCGCGACGCCGAATGTTCCGATCGCGCCGGTTGCAGCATTCCCGCCAAGTGCTACGCCAACAGCCGGTATTTCCAGCTCGGCGAAGGAAACCTTCGCAACCAGACTACCTAGACGGGCCAGAAACGGCGGCTGATTGGCCGTGTCCCCCTTTGGCGTAAGCCGTAGCGAGCTGGATTTCTGCCGGAGCTTTCCTCCCCGCAGAAACCAGGCTGTCTTGCTGCTCATTACTCAGCAACCAGAGACAGCCTTCCGGAATACGAACAAGCTGTCGTCGCCGGCTTCGGCATCTCGATCGCCGAGATACAGGCATTGTCGAAAATGTTGGTGAGCTGCATGGCGGTATACAGCGCATCGCCCACGCACACCTGGTTGGCGATGGGACACCCCACCAGACCTATAAGGTGCGCCACCACCCAGTCGATTGTGCCGGTGGCTACTGCGGCGCTCGATTGCACCTGTGTCAACGCCTTGACCCCGGTATCACCGGCGGCAAAGGGCATGTGCCACGAATTCTGCCCGACGGCGAGATCGATCTGGCTCACCGGGCAGGCGCTGATCCCGGCGGTCGATGGAAATGACTGCGCGGTGTTGCTGTCTTGGTCGGTGTACTGGCAGACCGTCCAGTTGTGCGCCGTGCCAGCAAGCACGGTCGTCGGATTGCTCGGGAAAGCGAAGTTGCCCCCGATGTAATCAGCCGCGGTGCCGGTGCCGGATTGATAGCGCGCGAACGTGCCTGTAACCGCTTGCGTGGACGTGCTGTTCGGGTTCACTGCCGCCGCGAATAGCCGGTCGATGATTCCGAGCGAGTTATTGATGACCGACGCCGTGACCTCAATCGCAAGATAGTGCGCCGTGTTTGCGCTGGACGGATTGACGAATCCCCAGTTGCCCGTCGTCGCGTTGGTCGGGCTCGTTCCACCAGGTAATGCACCGCCCGCGGCACCAGCAGCAGGATTCGTGCCACGTGTCCACAGATCCATACTGCCGCCAATCGCGGAAGCGGCAACGCCGGTTTCCATGAAATTCAGATACTGCGCCTTGCCGCCGCTTACCGCGGCAATCAAGGCGTCAAGGCTCGCAAAGGCGTTCAACTGCCCGTGCTTGACCTTCCCGCCTCGAGCAATCGCAGCCGCGCGCCAGCGGCGAAGGATGTCCACGGCGCGGTCGAAGGCAGACATCTCGGCGCCGCATTTGAGGCTGCCGACGAAATCACCACCAGGCATCGCCCACACGCTCCCCGGACAGTCCAGCAACGGGGCCGGGAATGGGAACTCGCGCATCGAGCCGCTGACGCGCTTCACCGCCTCAGCGCCGTACCATCGCTCCAACTTTCCAGAAGGGACGTGCTTCAATCCCTTGGTGTGGAACAGAACACCATCCATTGCTACTCCTCCTTTAACTAACCAGGACCGTTACACCGCTGGCTGGCGTCCCCGGCAGCGTCACAACTTGGATGTCCCCGGTGCCCACGTTATGGTCAACGATCGTGCGCGCCACGTTCATCAGGGCGCCGCTCGTTAATGTGATCGCGCGGCCGTTGAGTGGCCCGACGGTGGTAATGTTTGTTTTGATGACCGTGGTCGTGGATCCCGCGGCCACCGTGCCGGTAGCGAGAGCCGTGAATCCCTGCTCTGCCTTCGCGGCCGCGCCAGCGACGCCGTTGATCGCCAGGACATTTGCCGGGAAGTTGCCCGTCGAGAAGAGCGCATCCCACACCGCCGCCGTGATGACCTCGAAATCCTCCCACACCGGAGCGGCACCGGACTCATTCACAGCGAGCCGAAGGTGCCCGAGCGTATTCGAGTCGGTTGCGTCCAGCGTGACCTCGTAGTAGCCGTTCTCCTCGTGCGAAAGCGTCTGCGCCGCCGCCTTCTGCGCCCACGCCGCCGCGTTCTTCTTCAGGCGCACATCGGGCTGAGTGATTGTGAGTCCCGTTTCAGCCGTCACGCCGTCGGTAGCATCCAGGAACGGCCCGATCGGAAGATCGACAGAGGTAGACTGCCGCAGGTATCTCACGCGCGTCTCCTCTCAGAGTAACTCTTAAAAACTGCACCAGGCACGCCCCCACCGTCTCCTAACGGCTGATTTGCAATCAGGAGAGTGTCCATCCACATTTCCTGCGCTCCGCTCGCGGGCTGGAGAAACGGTATCAGCATCACCCGCCCGAATTCCTGATTCTCATATCCAGGAGTGCGAAGAACTACGCTCGTCATATTGACGACCAGATTCCCGTCCACCCAGTACTTGATTACCCCATCAGCAACCGGAGCGCCGCCTGAGAAGCTGTTCATCTTCAGGTAGAACTCGACGGTGTGAAACGTGTTCGGCGTGAACACGTTGGCCGCAGAATCGAAGTTGTGTGCGTTAGACCCTGCTGCGTAGAAGGCGGAAGTCACGCCCGTCTGAAACCCGTTACCGCCCATCGCGGCGCAAGGCTGAGTAGTTCCTATGAGAGTCGGTGTTGCATTGTTGTGAGGGTAACTGTCTCCTAGGATCGTCCCGGTGACTATTCTGTCCTCATCCGTGCAGTAGGCTCTCGCTTTCAACCCGATGGTCTGGCAGATAATGTCCAGCGTGCTTGGAGACCCACCGTTAAACTCCGGGTTGCTGTCACTGTTGGTCAAGAAATTCAAATAATGCGGATCAGTGTTCGACCAGTTCGTTCCGACCTTGAAAGAAAACGACGCATAGATCGTTGGCGTCGTCAGCGTCATCTCCGGTATCGTGTTGGAGTCGAGCAGCCTGTTACTCGGATAGCCTTCGTTCGGCTCGAAATCTCCGTTGTCCCAGGTCCAGTGGCCCGCGCCGGCATCAATGCCAGCCCCTGCACCGCTCACACCATACCAACCGCGAGCGGCGAAACTGGTGTTGGTAAACGGCTCCGTCCAGTAAATAGTCTGCGTTCCCGGCCACGTCGTAGCGAGGTCGGCGCTTGCTTGAGACGAGTCGTTCGCCGCTGCGTCGCTGTGCAGGAATTTGATGTCGTAGCTGGTGTTGGAGTTAAGACCCGTGATCGTCGCTATCGTCTGCGTTCCCGTCCCGCTCACCGCCTGATTCCCGGCCTTGCCAGATACGATGTTTCCACCGCTGCCCGCCTTCAATTGTGCGTCGGTGCAAGAGCCGCCGTTAGTGACAACGGCCCAATAGAGCGTGCCATTAGCTTCATCGGTACTGACACTCGCCCCGGTGCAACCTTGAGTCGTGGGCGTCCCGTCATTGGCGCTCGATAGTGTCGGTGGCGTAGTGTCCGCCGCTCCGCCCTCGATCTCCTCCGCCGCGCCGATACGCTGACCGGCAGCGGTGTCCCACGCGGCAGCAAGATAGTGACTGAAGCCATAATAGCCAGGACAGGTGCCGTTACGAAACGGGGTGTCCGCAATAATCGCAATCCGACTGTCAGGCTTTAAGGTGGTCGCTTGAGCGCTCGCCCAATTCGTTGCGGTGCCCTGCTGATTGGTTACAACGGAAGTATCGATAACTTCTTCTTCCGGGTCGTCATCGGTTATATTTCTTCTCCAACTCCTTACTACAGTCGTGCCTCCAGTCGAAAGTGGATTGTCCACAGCAATCTCATACATCCACCACTTGCCGCGCATCAGGGTTTCGTTGTATGCAACCTCTCCGCCATTAGGACCGGGGCCAAAATTGCAGCAGTCAAATCCATCAGATAAATTCCACCGCGTGCCCCACCCATAGAGCAGGTTATTTCCGTTACCTCCATAGTCCCAGACCAGCGCGGTGATACCACCCGTAAAAAGCTCTGAAATCTTGCTGCTGTTTGGACACGCGCCTCCGGGTTCGCTTATCACCCAATCTGAACTATGGTAGCGATACCACCGCAGCGAAATCCGTCCGTCCGGCGCGCTGTTGGGGAATTCGTGTCCGTGAAACCCACCGCCAGCACCGGATGTAGTTCTCAGGAAATAATCAATGCTCGGATCGAGATTGGGAAGGGCAGAAAACATCGCCCCCGAGGACTCAACCTGATAGCTAAATTGATCGTAGGATATGACCGCTCCAGGTTCAGACTCGGACATGGAACAGGGTTTTGCGCTCGTCTCGTCAGGTGCCCAATAGGTGTTTGCCTGCAACTCGGTATAAGTCGGCGCGTTCATCGGCTGCGAACAAAGACAGTTCGCTCCGAGATCGGTGCATCGCTGCTCAACCGGCATTTTCCGTCCGCGCGATCAGGCCAAAGTGCTGAGCAATGATGAGTTCCGAGCCTTTGATCTTCCCTGTCAACTGACTAACAAGTACCGGTGGATATTTGAGGTTTACCTCGGTCTGAGACTCTACATCAGACAGGTCGTTGAATTTTTTCGTGAGGGTGGCCATTGCCTCCTTCGTCAATCCGTCAGGATTCGACTTACTCTGCTCGGTTCTCCCGTCCAGCGCGTCCTTCCACTTGTCGTTTTGCCATTTCTTATAATCAAGAATGGCCCAAAACAAAATCTCCGCGTTAGGCCGCAGAAGTTCCCATTCCTGGGGGTCTCTCTCGGCGTTTATGAACGCCTCCACTGCCGTGCGGAGCAGCCATACGTCCTTTATCCTTAGAATCATCACGCCTTCTTCACGGCAAATCCGCTCAGCACTCCTGCGTTAGTGTCGGTGGTATAGACGATAGTGGTCGAGGATGCTTCTCCGGCCTTATCCACAATGCTGGTGAGGTGCGGCCAGAAGTTTGTATCGCCAATTTCCTGCAATTGTGTTCCGCTATCGGGCGCGAATGTGGCCGTGTTGTCGGTTGCCTCCGTAGCACCGCTTAGGACTCTATCGCCTACAGCCGATCCGGTAATCACATGGCTGTTCGGTGAGGTGTCGAGATCAGTCTTAGTAACCGGCGTGCCGTAGGGCGTTGTCTGGTTGACGTTGCGATAGGAGACAAGACCAAGCGACTTGTCATCCGCGCCTGCGGACAACGTGAATGTGACTACGTGGGCTCCTACGGTGGGAGCGAGCAAAATATACCAAGCTGCGTTCATGTTCCCGCCACCACCGCCAGCAACGGTAGCGCCTGAACCTGTGACCAGGGCAAATGCCCCGTCCACGCTCGACGAACCGCTGGTAACAGTTGCGGCCCCTTGCCATGTCGGGAAACCGAACAGCGCCCGATTGTTGCCAGCACCGACCGTGATGTTGGTCGCAATGGTCGTATCCCCGCTGAAATCAATTACTCCGTCAGCGTCGGTGTCCAGCTCGACATCGCCGGCGGCTGCGACAGCCTCAAACTTCAGCCGCAGTGCCGAGTAATCCGTGATCGCATCCGCTTCGCCGCTCGACAGCGTGTGCGAATAGTCGGTGAAGCTCGCGGACGCCGCCGTTTCCGTCCACGTTGCGATCGGCGTGGCGGTCTGCAGCAGCGTCACCACCAAATTGAGCGCACCGTTCCCCGCCGCACGGTAGCGCACCGTGTGGTTTGCGGACGATGCCGGGTCAGTGCCGGAACTCAATCCGACCGTGAACGGGCTCGCGGACTCCGTGTAGTCGTAGTCCGCATCCGACGCGCTCGACTCATCTATGGTCGCGAACAGGTCAGCGCCGGCAGATGGAACCCATGCACCATCGCTGACGTCCGAAGCAGGACGAAGGAACTGCGCCATTTACGGAACAAGTCCCATGTAAGGTGCGTGTGGCGGAAAATGCACCGGGACGCCGGGATTGTTGACAGCCAGCGCCGCCAGACTTACGCAGTCCTTCGCGTCCCATACCGCGAGAGCGTAGCGAATGTCGAAATCAATCCCACCATCTCGTAGAAACGGTTGCCGGGATAACGTCAACACGCGTTGGTTGACAAAGCGCAGCAAATCCTCGTCCCTCGCGATGTAATCAACTTTCATCACGCGATGCGGATCAGGCCCGTCGTCCCGTTGTTGGTCGGCATCGTGAGCGTGAAGTCCGCCGCGGTGATCGACTGCGAGGAGAACGTGTGCACGGAAACCTCGTTCTTGCTCGTCGCGCTGTCGTTGTAGAGCACGGCAGCGTCGAACGCACCGCTGGAGGTCAGCGCCGTCCACACGGCGCTCGCGCTCGGCGTCCAGTGCGCGGTGGTGCTGTCGTTCGTGGGCGCTGTCGCGTTGGTCAGCGTCACGCCGCCCTGGGTGTAGTTGCCGCTGGCCGCGAGCTCGCCCGTCGTGTTGTAGACCGTATCCGAGGCATTGCGCGTGGCAGACGCGAGGAAGAGCGCGAGCTTGAACACGTCCTTCGTCGTCACCGTCCGCGTGCCGTTCGCCGCCTGCGCGCCGAAGGCGTGAGAGCCGTTGAGAAACTGCACCTTCGCCGCAGTGCAGAGTGCCTGAGTGTTTGCCATTACCGTATCTCCTAACTTGGGTTAAGAAAACATCGCCGCAACCGCCCCCGCTACCACGTTCTTCTTCAACGTCACGTGCGCGCTGCGCTTGACGATCTTCCCGTCCAGACGCCACTCGCGTACAACCGTGTGCTCGTCCTCGTTGTCGATCACGCCCTCGGAGTATTCGAGCAGGGAATCCTCGACCTCGGTCATCGGCTCGTCCTCGGGCCAGCCGTTGCGCTTCAGCTTGATGATTTTCGTGAGGGCCATTCCGGTGTCCTTACCAGTTCTTCACAAACCCACCACGCCGCCGCGGTGGCTGTCTCGTTGCGGCCCGTGGCTGCCCCTGCGCCGGCATCGCGTCCGCCGCGCCTTCCGGAACGGGATCCGTATCGGACGCGCCGCCAGCGTTCGGTTGTGCAGACGTCTCCACTCGCGCGGCCGCGGCCAGCAGGTCCTGCTGCGCGGGATTGATCGCCCGCTCGAGCTGGTCCCAGTTCAGGCGCGAGCGGCCGGCATACTCGGCCGCGGCGTCGGCCATGCCGGCACAATCGAGCGCCTCGTTGCGCCGCCCCTTTTCGAGCACCCACTCGACGCGCGGCTGCCCGCGTAAATAGCGCGTGACGCGCTTTTCCGCCGTGATCTGGTCGAACACTTCGTCCGGCAGCCCGCTCGGAAAATGCACGTAGCCCGGGATCCCGCCGGCCTGGACCGCGGCCCAGTCCATGGCGCCGGCGGCAGTCTTGGGCGGTTCGAGCTTGAGGCGCGCATAGAGCGAGCCCTTGGCCGTGTCGGAGCCGTATTGCCAGATCTCGACGCCGCCCCTGATGACCTCACCGTGGTGGTTGACGTCCTGCTTCGAGGGCTTACCAATGACGGCGCGGCCTGCTGCAGCCTGGCCTTTCACAGCGATTACGCGGCGGGTATGTGCCCATTTGCGCGCATATACGCGCACGAAGTGCGTCGTCACGCCGTCGCCTGCGTCAATCGCCATCGCCGTGATGCGCAGGCTGTTTCCGCCGGCGTGCGGGTACCCTTTTGCGAGCAAGTCATCGAGCGCCAACCAGGTCGCTTCCAGCGCCGGCGAGCCGAAGATGACGTGCCGATCGATCAGCCACGACTCGCGATCGCGCCCCTCGCCCCACACGTAGGCTTCCAGCCGGTTGTGCTGCACGTCGACACCGGCGGTGAGCAGCAGGCATTTCGCCGGCACCACCGCGCCCAAGCGCCACGGCTCGACGCGCGCCTTGAGAAAATGCGCCTCGATCGCCTCGCCCGCCTCGTCGTAGGCCTCGCCGAGGATCGTGTTCCAGAACGTCTTGAGCTTGGTGCCGCTCGGGTCGCGCTGCGCCTCGAGCCACTTCAGCACCACCTGCCGCCAGCTGAACCAGCCGAGCGGCGAGTAGAGCGCGTTGATCTTGAATCCGGCCGCGCGGTCCGGGCCCGGGTTGGTCGCGACCCATCGCCCCGCCGCAAGCAACTCGGGCTTGATATGCTCGTCGATGCGGCCGTGGCAGGCTTCGCACTCGTAGTGCACGTCGAGCAGCTCCCCGGTGTCGCGCTCGATCGCGCCGGCCTCGTCGACGGCCGCGGCTCGGATCTCGCCGGTCGCGGTGTCGGTGATCTCCCAGGTCTTGCGCGTTTCCCAACGCAGCCGCTCGAAGACCAGGACCTGCTCGTGCGCGCAGCCCGGGCACGGCACCTTGTAGACGCGCTGGTCGCTCGCCTTGTAGGCGACGTCGATGCGACCGCCGGTGATGGTCGGCGTGCTGCACTTGAAAATCTTGCGGCGCGCGAAGGTATCGGTGCGTCTCTCGGCGAGTTCCTCCGGGTCGCCCTGGCCGTCGACGTCGGCCGGATACTCCTCGATCTCGTCCTCGAACAGATTGCGTATCGGGCTCGACTTAAGTTCGGTCGCCGAGTTGGCGCCGGCGAAGAGCAATACGCCGCCGTCGAATTCCTTCAGCAGAATCGTGTTGCCGCTATCGCGCGACTTCGCCTCGCGCACCTTCTCGCGCAGGCACGGCGTGTCCTGGATCATCGGCCCGATGCGCGTGCGCGAGGACTTCTTCGCCGCGTTCGAGGTCGGCAGCACGATCATCGTCGGGCCCAGGCCCTGGTCGATGATCGAACCGATCCAGTTGTTGCCACACTCGGTGCCGCCGATTTGCGTCGGCTTCTTCAGCACCACGACCTTCGTCGGGTCCGTCGGCGAGAGCGCGTCCATGATCTCGCGCAGATACGGCGTTCGGTCCGTCCGCCACTGCCCCGGCTTGGCCGAGCTCGCCTTGCTCAGGATCCGGTTCTCGTCCGCCCACTCGCTGACTGAACGCTCCGGATCGAGCGCCAGGCCGGCGGCGAAAGCGCTACAGTAAAGCTGGTTCGCGTTCTTCAGCCCCGGCAGCAGCGGCTGCTCGTTGTTCCAGTTCAGAGCTGAGTTCATGCAGGGCCTTCTGGATCACGTCGGTCAGGAGCTTGTGTGCGCGCGCCGGGTTGCTGGGATCCAGTATTTGCGCGATGTCGTCCGGGATCGCGAGCAGCATGTTGCGCAGATGGCGCGCCGTCTCAGCCGCCGCCTTTTTCACCCCAGCTGCCGGCACCAGGGCGCCGGCCTGTTGCAGCATCTTCATTTCCGCCAGGGTCGCGACCGCTTTCTGCTCACGGGCCTTGTCGGCCATGTAGGACTTGTTTTCCTCGCGCGACGGCTTGACGGGTTCCGGCCTATCACCGCCCGCCGGCAGCAGATCCTGTTGTCCACCTGTCGCCGGCGCCGCGGCAGCCGGGATCGAGGACGTTACATTGCCGTCCCGGCGCATTCCCTTCGCCTGATCGAGCGAAGCGTTCAGCAGCGCGTGCGAGGCCTCGGCGTCGATCCGGGCATCTGCGTCAAGAACCAGGCGCCCTTGCCGCTTCCACTGCGACACCCGGCTGGGATCCACGCCGCGCTGCCGCGCAAACTCTTTACCGGTCACAGACATAGCGGCACCTGTAGCCCCTCACGTGAGGGCTAAACCATTGACTCAACCAAACACCCCCTAACTAATTCGCGATCGGGGTTGTAATTAC